CCTAAATCCGATGGGTATCCTTTTAATGTGTTTAGAATTGGATTATACGTTATATTAAAATTAGGTAGTGAAGCATAAGTTCCGAATGATTGTATATAATCAAACTGATGCATATAGGTATTTGCAATGTTAAAGCCGCTAGCTATATAACGATGGTCATGCATGTGTTGCCCACCCCATGCCCATGTATTACCGACAGCGCCAGCAGTCCCTGGCGCTTGCTCACCTAAAAAATAACTGCCTTGCCCTGGTGTTGGGGGTAAACCCAAACCAATGCCGTTAAATCCACCATTGAGCTGCAAATGACCTTTTATCTTTAGCACAATAGTGCCTGTGATTGATACAACTACAGAATCATCAATTTGAAGAGGATTGTCGTAATAATAAATAGTTGGTCCTGGAAGCGTTACATTTGCAGTGATATGCCCAACGTTACCGATTATCGTAAATGAACCCGGGAAATTAGTATCAATATATCCTTTTAATTCTGTGCCCTCTGACGAATAATAAGTATCGTTTAAAACGCTAGTTGCAGAACCTAATGGCAATCCACCTGCAACTTGTGATGACGCAAAAAGAGAATAGGTAACACTACCATTCGCGTTTTCTTTTTTTCGTTGAACTTCAAATGGCTTATTTAGCGGTGCTAAGGCTCCCGTAAAATCACGCGCGTTTTTTAAGTTTACACCTAAAATGTCACCAACTTCGTATTTCCTAAGACTGTGCAAACAAGTTGCTTCAATTAATATCGGTGGTGCAGAATAGCGATCATATATTGAATTTAATAATGTCACTAAGGTTTCTTCTGTATGCCGTCCTCCGTTCAACCCGCGTAGGTTTAAAGTTAGCTTTCTTCCCTTTTTATGAACTGCAATACTGTTAATATCGACTAATTGCGTTTTTCTAGAATACTTTTTTGGTTGATGAATGTAATTCCAGTTTATTTCAAAGCTATTTCTAACAGCTCTTTCATCGTGAACAACGGGACTGTAGCTTATGACGTTACTTTCATTTAATTCACCAACGATAGCTGCACCAGACAAAATTGATGTTATTCGCTTTAGCCCCAGTGCCCCGTCCGCATAAATCGGATTGTAGCTTGCTATCATCATATTGAGTTGTGTTTCAATGAATTTTTTGCCATCCTGTTTCTGTTCACCGTTAAAAAAACCAATGACACCATCATTATCATTAGTAGTATCCCAAATATCAGATCCTATTCCAGTAAAATCGGTTAATCTAACATAAATCGGATTAATATTAAGTGTCCAATTGCTTGGTAATCTTTTACCTGGCTGACCTTCTAAATCCCCGGTTAAAATCGCCAAAATTAATTTTGGTACTGGCATTTCAAGAAAAACATGTTCAGTTACTTTTGTTTTTCGTGAATTATCTTGTAAAGCGATATCAATAATGTGTTCCGATGCACGTGTATTCAGAACCCCTCGACCATTGGTATCAACGACATACGAAAGCCCGACTACCGCGTCTGTTGTTGTTCCAGTGCATCGAATAACTTCTTTTTCAATTTTAAGATACAATACAGTTGAGTTTGGGGAATCGGAATAACTTGATCCATGCTCTAAAAGCTCAATGCCAACTGTGTAAACAGGGATCAATAATTGCACTGCATCAATCGAGCGGCTTAATGTCGTCGACCGTAAATCGAAAATTTCTTGTCTTTCCTCGCGCTGAATATCCGCTAGTTTTAGAGTACACAATTCTTTATCAAAGGATATCGAATCTACTATCTGGGTATTCTCTAGCTCAAACTTGTTAAGTGCTAATCCTTTGAATCCAGTATAATTTCTAACTCGTTTACCCCGCAACCCTTTTCCAATATCCAGCTTCGTGTTAAACAGTGTTGTAATCTCACTATTAACATCAGATAGTTTAATTGTTAACGAGCCAATCGTGGCTGATCCTTTATCCGGATCTATTCTTTGACTAACACCAGAGATGCCACTTTTTACAATCGAGGAATGAATCGTGTTTACTGCATTCGGTGTTGGAGTGTCCGGGTGAGTTGTAAAGTAAGATAAATCGGTAAACGCATCATCAAAAGCAATTTCAACATACCCTCGCAATTCCTTACTTTTTTCGCTATTCTTTGCTGCGAAATCAGTATTATAAATTTTCATGTTAAGACTATTTTAAATGAAAATGCTCTATAAGCGTTACCCATTCGAGTTTCTGTATAACCATTGCCTTCAATTCTTGCACCTACTGGGTTAACTGGAGTAGCGACTGTACCGGTTCTATCAAACGTAAACCCCTCGTCACTTTCGCAGCTATCTAAAAATTCAATAACTTGGTTGTACTCATTGTTATTTATTGGTAATGTTGTTAGCTGAAAAAAATCTTCTCTTCTGTCTGTTAAGGTTTCAACATTCCCAGCAAGTGACTTTAAAACAGTTTTAGTTGGTAAACGCTGTCTATCGTCTTGCTGCATTCCTAAATCAAAACTATAAGAAATCCCAAATCCGCGCAAATATCCTAATATTGTTATAGTGTTTCCTGCTGCTTCTGGGATTAAAGTACCCGTTACCGTAATACCGTTAGTATTAGAATTAAACGCAAGCTGATGCCAGCCGTTGTTAGCACTAGTAATAAACCCTGTTACAAAAATCCAGTCGCCTACATTTAATCCCAAAAAATCACCTGCCACACTATTAAAAAAATTGGTTCCTGTTATGGAATCGGCTTTGATGTCTGTTTTCGATAATACTTGGAACGCAAGCCGTGTGATACTTCTCAGTGCTATGTACGTGATTGCAGGCATTAAATAGCTTCTCTAATTTCTTGTGCTTGCAGTGAATCAGCGTCCATAATTTTAAAATCTCTATTGTTTATTGCATCCCTAATTGCCTCCATAATATCTTCTTCGCTTCGGCCTTCAGTCCCAGCAATAATGATATTTGTTACTTGTTGTGGAGGTAGTTGCTGTGGAATAAATGAACTGTTATTTGATGTATTATTTTGCTGCTGACTAGGAAACGACGGTACAGTAGTCACATTATTGCTTGGTGCGCCGATAGCTGATAATTGTTGTTTGGCGATTGCAAAAGCTTTCAAGCTCATAGCAAGACCAGTAGGGAAAAAAGGTTTTGTTTCCAGTGCATTCATAACAGCAACACCCGTTGATATCCCAATAGCAACTTTTGCTAATTCGCGTGATTCCCTGTTTCGTTTTTCACCCTCGCCTTTTTGTAAAATTGACAGGCTACTAAAAATGCTTGACGTCATTAATAATTTGTCTTTAAGTATCGCTATCTCTTCTTGTGAATTTTTTCGAAGCTTATCCATTGCTTCAGCTTGTGCAATATCAGCCATGACGGCCATATCAAAATCATGATTTTGCTGTAACTCACGCTCAGCATTCAATCCCTCGGCATATTGTTCTAATGTTTGTATGCTGGGATTTTCGCCGTCTGTACCGAATATTGAACCGCTCGTTTGCGTTTCCTTAGTTAGGGATGAATTTAATTCTTCTTCTATTCTGCCGCCGACTATCGTTTGTTGTAATATAGCCCTTTTTATCTCTAGATTTAATTTTAGTTCAGCGTTAAGTAATGTCAGTGATTCAGTTGCTCTGATTGTCTTTGCAGTTACATTACCCTGCGATCGTTCAATTTGAAAATTAGCAGCCGTTATTTTTGCTTGAGTTTCACCAATTTTTTCATTTATTCTATCGAGTTGGGTTCCTATTTCACCAGCAACAAATTCGCCAATTACATTGCCAAGTGCAGCAAATCCGCCAGTTGCGGCGGGTAGTATAGAAACAATGTGAATTAGTCCAGTTGCTATCGCAGACAACCCTTTTGCTACATTAGGGTCTGAAATTACTTCGCGGAACTCATCTAAAGCATCAACTAGTCCACCGCTTTCGACAGAACCAAAGGTCTTTAAAAATTCATTCTCAATTTGAACAAAAGCCTGAGCAATTGTTTTATTCATTTTGCCGAATTCTAACCCTACGGCCCCGGCTTGATTTTTTAATGCATCAACAACAGCCTTAGATGTTATCTTCCCTTGTTCGCCAAGCTTTTTAAGATCGCCTGTAACCTCCCCCATACCATCGGCGATTGCAGCGGCTAATCTAGGGGTTTGTTCTAAAATTGAATTAAGTTCTTGGCCTCTGAGTACACCGGACGCGAGTCCTTGCCCCAGTTGAATAACAGCAGCGTTGGCAGCTTGTGTTGACGAACCTGAAATGATTAGTGCTTGGTTAACTGTTGTCGTTATGTTGGCTAAATCTTCTTGAGATAACGATAGTTTTTTGGTAGAGCGGGCAAATCGAGTATACAAATCAATTGTACTTTCAAGTGACCCTCTGGTTTCTTGAGCAACCTCAAATAAACTTGCTTGTACTTTTAAAAGTTCGTCTTGATCTTTAGTGACTAATTTTAATCTATTGGACAAATTGTCGTAAGTATTTATTTGATTTATTAGCGCTTTAGTCAATAAACCAAATCCAGC